CACATGAAAACCACAGCATTCTTCGACATCGAAACTAACGGCATTACGGACTGGTCAACTCTATCTGACCTTAAAGACCTGCACTGCCTTGTAGTAATAGACCAGAACGGAACAGGAGCTTACCGAGCAGACAGTATCCAACAAGGATTAGACCGTCTCTCTGCTGCTGACCACATCGTAGGACACAACAGTATTGGCTTTGATGCTATAGCTCTGTGGAAGCTCTACGGTTACCGTCACACAGGAGTATTAGACTCTGCTGTTATTGCTAGGTTTATGTTTCCTGATGTTCGCAACGATGACTTCAAACGTGAAAGCTTCCCTAAAGAACTCATTGGTTCCCATAGCTTAAAAGCTTGGGGTTATCGCATTGGTAACAACAAGAGTGACCACGGGGAAACCGAAGACTGGTCTCGCTGGTCTCAAGAGATGGAAGACTATTGTGTGCAAGATGTGGAGGTTACTAAGTCTCTCTATGAGTTCTTTCTAAAGAAGGGATTAGGTGGCCTCCAACAAGCAAGTGACCTAGAGCACACCTTTGCTAAAACCATCCGCATCCAAGAGATGAACGGATTTCCTTTTGACGTTAAAGAAGCAGAAAAACTTACAGCTACCCTCATGGGTCGCCGTGTTGCTCTTGACGTAGAATTGCGTGAAGTATTCGCGCCTGCTGAAGAAGTCACCAAGAGTAACTGGTGGCTCGCTCCTGATGGCACAAAGTCCCGCACCAAGAAAGCCTTGGTAGAACAGGGATACAAGCCAAAGGAGATTACTAAGGGTGAGCCTGTTGTTAAGCTCATCCCATTCAACCCCAACAGTCGTGACCAGATCGCTGAACGACTAATGGCTAACGGCTGGAAGCCTAGCTCCTATGAGGGCAAACGACCAGCAATCAACGAGGGGGTGCTAAAGGAAATCGGAACAACCCAATCCGAAAAGCTCCTTGAGTACCTCCTCGTTACCAAGCGGCTCGGTCAAGTAGCTGAGGGTAAACAAGCGTGGCTTAAGCTGGAACGCAACGGACGTATCCACGGCTCGGTGAATACCAACGGTGCTGTATCTGGTAGATGCACACACCGAAATCCGAACGTGGCTCAAGTTCCGTCTACTCGTGCTCCCTATGGTGCTGAGTGTCGCTCTTGCTTCACTGTTCCAGAGGGCAAGGTTCTAGTAGGTGCTGATGCTAGTGGCTTAGAGTTGCGCTGTCTTGCTCACTACCTCGCTCTGTTTGGAGACAAGGAATACGCTAAGACTATCCTAGAGGGTGACATCCACACAGCTAATCAGAAGGCCGCTGGTCTACCTACTCGTGATGCCGCCAAGACATTCATCTACGCTTTCTTGTATGGCGCAGGGGATGCTAAGATTGGTTCTATTGTTGGTGGTAATGCCAAGCAAGGTAAAGCTCTCAAGACTTCCTTCATGCGTCAGACACCATCTATCAAGAAGCTCTATGACGCAGTAGCAAACGCTCTAGAAGTTAAGGGTATGCTCCGAGGTATCGACGGACGTCCTTTGCCTTGTCGTTCGCCTCACTCGGCTGTGAACCTACTACTTCAGTCAGCGGGCGCAGTAGTTATGAAGCAAGCTCTCGTAGAGTTCGTAAAGATGGCTAAGCTTCCCTATGAGATGCACGCTAATGTTCACGATGAGGTTCAGTTCAGTTGTGATCCTAAGCACGCTGATGAACTCGGACGGACGTTCTGTAACGCTCTAGGGAAAGCTGGAGAGGTTCTCAAGTTTAACTGCCCACTAGATGGAGAGTTCTCTGTCGGGGCAAATTGGAAAGAAACACATTAACACAAGTATGAACACAACACTAATACATGGAGATTGCGTGGAAGAAATGACTAAGATGCAGGAGGGAAGTGTAGACCTTACGGTTACATCTCCTCCTTACGATAACCTAAGAACCTACGAAGGTAGCTTGCAGTGGAACGAAGGCATTTGGAAACAGGTATTACAGGAATTATTTCGAGTTACTAATAATGGCGGTGTTGTCGTGTGGGTAGTTGGAGACGCTACGATCAAGGGTAGTGAGACTGGAACCAGCTTCAAGCAAGCGTTGTATGCTATGGAATGCGGATTTAATTTACACGACACTATGATATATAAAAAGAAGTCTTGCTATGCACACGACCCTAGAAATAAAAGATACAAATCGTATTTTGAGTATATGTTTGTCTTTTCAAAAGGGAAACCGAAAACCTATAACGAAATAAAAGATGTGCCAAATAAGCACGCAGGCAAAATACTTAAAGGAACAAAAGGGAGAGACAAAGATGGTAACAAGAGAAAGTTAAAAGAGGTGGTTATTGCAGACTATCAAGCAAGACCAAATATATGGGAAATAGCATCAAGCGGCAGAAGTAAACACCCTGCAATATTTCCAGAGAAGTTAGCACACGACCACATTATCTCATGGAGTAACGAGGGTGATACAGTGTTCGACCCTTTTCTTGGTTCTGGGACTACTGGTAAGATAGCGACGCAACTAAATCGTAACTTCATCGGCATTGAGAAGGTCGAGAAGTATTTTCACATCGCCAATGAACGCCTCAAAACTATTCAACCTGAACTAATACACACATCATGAAAGAAACAAAGAATAAGTTATTATTGATAGACGGGGACATGATACTCTACAAGGCTGCTTGTGCGGCTGAACAAGAGATGCGCTGGGATGATGAGACTTGGACACTTCAAACCAACATGGTGGAAGCTAAGGCTGAAGCTGACCGTAACATTGATACTATCAGCAACGCTCTTAAGAGTAAGAAGATTAAGGTGTTCTTCTCTCCTAGTCGCACGTTCCGTCACGACCTGTGGCCTGCTTACAAAGCCAACCGTAAAGACAAGCGTAAGCCTCTAGGAATTGGTGAGCTTCGTGATTGGATGATGCAGGAGTATGACTCTGAGCTTTATCCTAACATTGAGGCTGATGACGCTATTGGTATCTGGGCTACGGAAGACCCTGAGAACCGTGTGGCTGTCTCTGGGGACAAGGACTTCGCTACCCTTCCTATCCACTGGTATAACCACCTAAAGGACACCTTGCGTATAATCAGCAAAGAAGAAGCCGATCATTTCCACCTCGTCCAATCCCTCATGGGAGACTCTACGGACGGCTTCGGAGGTATCAAAGGCTGTGGCCCTATGACCGCTAAGAAACTCCTAGATAAGAACGGAGCTACTTGGAAGACCGTTGTGGACGCCTACAAAGCCAAAGGGGAAACCGAATATGAAGCACTACTGACTGCTCGCCTTGCCCGTATCCTAAGGGCTGGTGACTACAACTTTGATACCCACGAAATAACGCTGTGGACACCTAACAAATGATTAATGCAATAGAAAGGCTCGCCTACGACATCGCGCAAGCCAACATCAAACACACCTCAAATATGACAAACGTAATCAAAGCCGCAGACGAACATCTCAATTCAACCCTCCCCGACTCTGGGGCTCGCTCCGAGTTTGCTACTGGCGCTGTCCGAGATGCCTCCGAAGGTAAAGGCAACCCCTCCTTGATACCTGTAGATGCTCTTCGGGCTGTTGCTCGGAGGTTTGAAGACGGGGCTACTAAGTATGGAAGGGACAACTGGACGCAAGGTATTCCTCTTAGTCGCTATGTGGACTCCCTGTATCGCCACCTTTGGCAGCTTATGGAAGGGGATGAGACCGAAGACCATGCGGGAGCAATCATCTGGAACGCTATGTGTCTTACTCAGACTAAGAAGTGGATTGAACAGGGTAAGCTCCCCAAGGAACTCAACGACTTGTAAACATATAAACTACCGTAACGATGGAAATAGACAATCAAGCAGAAATGCCCCCCATAAACAAGGCACTCCTAGACGCTCTAGAGGGCTCCTTTCCAGCGCAGGACTTCCCTGTAACTGACAGTGTTCCTCAACTCAACTTTCACTATGGACAACGCTCTGTGGTAAATTTCATTAAGCATCACTATCAACTTCAAACTGAAAATATAATCAACCCAAAGTAAAAATAATAATATGTGCATGTCATCCCCCAAAATCCCCGATCCAGTTCCACCACCCGCTCCTCCTCCCCCTCCTACTAAGACAGCAAAGAAGGTAGAGAATAGTGCTCTCAAGAACCGCCAAAGCTCTAAAAAGCGTGGCACTTCTGCTCTTACTGTTCGCCGCTCTACAGTGAACACAGGTTCATCTGGTAGTGGCGCTAATATCAATTACTAATTAAATACTAATATGGCAGACCGAACCCTCACGATTAACCATGCAGATGGAGGCAGTGAAACTTATACTATCAACCGTGACAAGTTCGCGGGGGTTCGGAATATGTCTAGAGCGGTAACGCTCCCTCTTACAGACGACACTACCTCAATCCAAGTAACCGTTCCAAATAAACCTGAGTTTAATGGAGTATATAATACTACGGCTCCTGTTACTGGAAATTCCACTTGGACTAGAGTGGGAGGCGGGATTACAATTACCGCCTGTAATTTCAACGAGACAGATGGCTATGATTATGCGATTGGGGATGATGAAACGTGGGGATGTTTTGACGGTGCGAATGGTTCGGACAGACCTTGGAAGATTTCGACTATATATTGGACTATTACTGGCATCGCAGGCACAGAGACAATCACAGTAGACCACACAGCGGTTCCTAAACAACAATCTAAAGAGACCACCTTCGGGGGTTCTCAAAGTATCACCGTAAAGCGGGACATCGAGCCTCTACTGAGTAAAGTAGTTGGAGGCGCTGCGGCGGCTTACAGCCTACGTGACCTTAACGACAAAGCGGGTAACAACAAGGTTGTCCGTGTTCGTCGTGCTAGTGACAACCACGAGCGTGACTTCTTAGCCAAGGAGGTATCTAATGGTACACTCCAGAACTGGGTAAACACTCAAGTCGTGGCTCCACTGGACATAAAGGCTCTTACATCTACAGGTCGTGATGGAGCCTACCAGATAGCAAAAGCGGCTTATTCACTTCGTAGCCTAGGGACACGTCAGGCTACCTTAGCGGCTACTGGAGATACCGTAGCCCGTGCTGATGGTAAGTTTGTAGTGCAGGTTCGTCGGAGCGCTGACGATGCCCTGAAGTCCTTTACTGCGGATGAAGTTACTGATGGAACTTTGGTGGACTTTGTTTCGTTTTCAGTAGGAACAGCGGTTAATGGCACTGGGGGTTATAATCATTATACTTTGACTAATGCGTCAAACACTGGGTTCTCTGCTGACAATGGTGATGGAGGAGCGTCGATGGCTGGCTTTCCTTATTCATTTACAAACGGAGATGAAATCACAGTACAATTTACTGTTAGTAATTTTAATAACACTGGTGGAGACCCACATTTAATGGGTACAGACTCTACAGGTACTGGTAGTCAGAAAACTAATTATGAATTTATAACCGCCAATGGAACTTATACGAAAACTTTAACTGCAACAGCAGATGGAACACACTTAATGTTTAGGCATTTTGGTACGGGTTCCTACACCATAAGTGACTTTCAAGTTCCATCTCCGACAGTTACTAAGGACGGCTTCGTTAAAACTTGGTATGACCAAAGTGTAACCAATGAAGCAGGAGATACAGCAACAGGTAACCACGCAGTTCAAGCAACTGCTGCGAGTCAGCCTAAGATTGTTAGTGCTGGAGCTTTAAATACTAGCGGTGGTCTTGAGTTCGATGGTAGTAATGATTTCTTTTCTTTAACTAGTGATATTAGCTTTGAAAATAAAGCGGGGTGCGTTTTCTCTGTTCAGGACGGACAAGATTCATCCAATGACCTCACGCTAGGAAATTCTAGCAGCAATAGAGGTATAGGATTTAGAAATATTCAAACAAAGTGGTACTATACTACTGGTGCAATCGACATTGATAATAGTAGTAGCACATCTGGATTAACATTATTTACGGCTCTGCACGATGGAACAACAAATGACCCAAATGTAAAAGCTTTTGTTAACAGTTCTTTGATTGTTGATGGAATTCCAGACGCAAATCAAGGGGAGGCAAATGTTTCAACCGTTGCTAATCAAATTGCAGCAAGAAGGGATTTAAGTTTCATAGAAGGCACAGTAAAAGAAATTATCATTTACGACACTGACCAAACAAACAACCGCACAGCCATTGAAGCTAACATCGGTGAAGCCCACAGCATCACTGGTATCCCTGCGTATGACGACACAGTGGACGGCTTTGTAGAGACTTGGTATGACCAGTCAGGTAACAGCAGTGATGCTACACAGTTGACTGCTGGAAGCCAACCTAAGATTGTTGATGCTGGTTCTTTGGTAACAGGAGGAATAGATTTCCTTGATGGGACTGATACTTTCCTTGAGACAACTAACTCCGATATTTGTAACGTACCCCAACTCTCTTTGTTTACTGTATTAACTCCACATATTGCGGCTAGTCAAGCAGTTGCGTTTAGTTGTGGGGCAGTCGTTTCAAATAGCACAAGTTATGGGGGTTGGGTGTTAACTCTAAATGGTTATAGTGACACTGTAGGGCTCATAACTCAAAGTAAAGGTAACAGCGCTTTGACTGGTATATTTACAAGTGTGACAAGTAGCGAAGCTCTAGTATCATTAGTTAGTACTTTCCCCAACGCTTCTATTTCGAGGGACGGTGGAACTGCGGCTGCCTCAAGTTCTATGGTATCCCCAAATCAAACAAGCACGGGCACAAGAAAATTTAGAATTGGCTGTAATTTTACTTTTCGGGCTGCTTCTTTTTACACCCAGCCCATAAATGAAATAATTATATATACCTCCGACCAGTCAGCCAACCGTCCAGCCATCGAAGCTAACATTAACAATCAATACGACATCTACTAATGTATCTAATATACGCAAGCGAAGAAGCCGCCATTGAGCGAGCCGACGAAGAAGGCAAAGACAACAACTTCTCCTACTGGACTGATGGCAAGGGAACCAGATGGGTGACCAAGCCAGTCCCTACGGCTGACGGTATGTGGGCTTTAGATGTTGATGATTATGACCTCGACGAACTTGAGGAGACTTCCGTCGTTGACACCTACGCAATCCCTGACACCCTCGAAGATACCCCTTAATTAACCCTTTAACTCCGTCCGTTCCGTAGCGCTCCTTAACCTCAATCGGTGAGATTTTATGACCAACAGAAGGAAGCCCACCGTTCGGACGGGGATTATTTTATAAATAGATAATATATGAATACTGAAACAGCTCAAGCACTCTACTCCAAACTGGAAGGTAAGCGATACCAATACGTAGATCGTGCTCGCCAGTGTTCCAAACTAACTCTACCCTACATCATTACCGATGAGGGCTTTGGCGCACATAGCCGCCTAGAGACCCCCTTTCAAGGCATAGGTGCTCGTGGAGTAAATAACCTAGCATCTAAATTACTGTTAGCGCTCCTCCCGCCCAATGCCCCTTTCTTTCGTCTCAACGTAGACAGCCACGGCCTTGAACAAGAAGGCGCTCCACCAGAGTTAATTTCTGAGATTGAGAAGTCCCTTCAGCAAGTTGAAGAGTCCGTTATGGACGAGATTAGCCGTGAGACCTATCGCACAGCCCTCCATGAAGCTCTTAAGCACCTTATCATTACAGGTAATTCCCTTATCTACCTTCCTGAAGAGGGTGGTATGCGTGTGTTCCACATAGACCGCTTCTGTGTTGAGCGTGACCCAATGGGTAACATCCTATACATCTGCACCAAAGAGCAGTTATCCTATATGTCCCTCTCCCAAGAGATGCGAGACATTGCTGGTAACGATGATGGACAAGGCGCTGACAACGAGGTCAACCTGTTCACTGCTGTGTGCCGTAAAGAAAACGGCTGGAAGGTTTGGCAGGAAATCAACGGTAACTTTATTCCTGATAGTGAAGGCTTCTACCCACTAGACAAGAACCCCTTTATCCCCCTCCGCTTCTCCCGCATTGACGGTGAGGATTACGGGCGTGGATACGTCGAAGAGTATCTAGGCGACCTGCAATCTCTTGAGAGCCTCCAAAGAGCTCTTGTAGAAGGCTCTGCCGCAGCCGCTAAGGTTCTCTTCCTCGTTAATCCCAACGGCACAACCAGAGCTAAGACCTTAGCAGAAGCACCTAATGGAGCTATCACACAAGGCAACGCTGCTGATGTGTCCGTTCTCCAGCTCAACAAGTTTAATGACTTTAGAGTTGTCCAAGAGAGCATCGTAAAGATTGAGGAACGCCTCGGTCATGCTTTCTTACTTACCTCTGGTGTTGTTCGTAACGCAGAGCGTGTCACTGCTGAAGAAATACGTATGCTAGGACAAGAGCTAGAGGTTGCCATTGGTGGTCTCTACTCGTTGCTCTCAGTGGAGCTTCAGATGCCTATGGTTAATCGCCTAATGGATGTCATGCGTAAGAAGAAGAAGCTACCGAAGCTTCCCAAGGACATCATCAATCCTGTTATTATTACAGGCGTAGAAGCTCTTGGTCGTGGTAACGATTTACAGAAACTAGATATGTTCCTAGCTGGAGCCGCTCAAGTAGTAGGCCCTGAAGCCGTAGCTCAATACGTGAATGTCGGTGAATACTTTAAACGACGTGCTACCTCCCTCGGTATTAAAACTGACGGGTTAGTTAAGTCTGAAGAACAAATGGCTCAAGAAGCCCAACAAGTGCAACAAATGCAAATGGCAGAGAAGCTTGGCCCAAGTGGTATCAAAGCTATTTCTGACCAAGCAAAAACGCAACAAGAACAAACTCCCGTAGAGGAATAAGAGAAATAAAAAATGGCTGACCTACATCAAGTACAGATCAACGAAACAAATGAGGAAGAGAATATCTCCCTCGAAAAACAAGCTGCTATGCAAGAAGAAGCAGCTAACCAGCGTAACCAAACGCTTGAAGCCGACCCTAAAGAGGGCAAGGAAACTATCGAAGAGCAGCTCAATGAAGACGAAGAGTCTACTGAAGAAGAACGCCCAGAGTGGCTTGACGAAAAGTTTGAGAGTCCCGAAGAAATGGCTAAGGCTTACAAGGCTCTTCAACAGAAGATGTCCAAGCCAAAGGCAGACAAGAAAGCTTCAACAGAAGAGCCATCAACTACAGAGACAACTACAGGCGCTATTGATGCGGCTCGTGGTGAGTTTGCTGAGAGTGGTGAGTTGTCTGACAAGACCTTTGATGCTCTTGAGTCCGCTGGCTTGCCCCGCGAGTTCGTTGAGCAATACATTGCAGGTCAAGAAGCTATGTCTGTTCAGCAAGCGGCTACTATCCAAGAGTCTATTGGCGGTGCTGGTAACTACGAGGCTATGGCTGAGTGGGCTTCTGAGAACCTAGCTGATGGAGACCTAGATGCCTTTAACTCTATCGTAGAAGGTAACTCAGTAGAGCAAGCCCGTATAACTGTTAAAGGACTGTATGCTCAGTTCCAAGCGGCTGGTGGTAAAGGCCCTGCTCTTGTTCAAGGTTCCACTTCAGGTGACTCAGGTGTAAAACCCTTTGGCTCCACTGCTCAAGTTACCGAAGCTATGCGTGACCCTCGTTATGCCAGTGATCCAGCTTATCGTGAAAACGTAGAAAAGCGGATGTCTGTTTCCTCAATCTTTTAAACCAACAACTATTATGTCTATTGAACTTATAGCAATGCTTGGCGGCGGTGTGTCTGGCTTTGTAATGAAAATGATTGCCGCGCAAGCTGAAGCACAAACTCGTAACTTCGAGATGCTTCTTCAAAAGCAAGCCGCAGCTGATGAATCTGCCGATAAAGCACAAGCTCGTGGCGGTGTCTGGATTAGACGTATCTTTGTCTTCTTCATCCTATTCGCTGTTATTGTGGCTCCCTTCCTCCTTGCCTTAACATCAACACCTATAACGGTGGAGAAAGAGGGTCTAGGAGGTTTCTTTAAACTACTTGGATTGGGGAATGGTAGCTGGGAATCCCTTCAAGGGTTCGTTCTCTTACCTGAAGTCCGTCAAGCAATGCTTGCTATCGTAGGCTTCTACTTCGGGTCTTCTCAGGTTCGTTAAATTGACCTATAAAATAGCAGTCCTGTTGTTGCTTATTACTGGGTGCTGTCCAGCATCCCCTTCAATAACACTTAAAGACTTTGTTAAGCTTATCCCTCAGTGGGAAGTCTACCCTGATAGTCCCTACGATGTAGTAGGAGATAACGGGGCTGCTTATGGTCACTACCAAATCCACAAGGTAATGGTAGATGATTACAACCGTATAACAGGCTCTAAAGCCACTCATACGGACGCCTTTGACCCTGTGTTCAGTGAGCACCTCGCCTATGCTGTTTTGAGCCACTACGCGAAGCACATTGCATCTACTGGTGTTACACCTACGGCTGACCACCTGCTGTTTATATGGAACGGTGGGGGCGGAGCGTGGAAACGTGTAGAAAGCGCCCGTAATGATCAGAAGCAAATCAATCTCAATACCTACAGAAGTAGGGCAACCCCAATAATAATAAAATATATTAATGGAAATGCTAACTTATGAGCCTATACAAAAACATAAATCGTCGCCGTGCACTCGGCATCTCTCGTAGTCCAAAGAAGTCTACGATTAGTGATAAATCCTATTCAAATATGAAGAAGGGCTTTCCTAAAAAGAAGAAATAAACTTTTCGTTCCCATCCGCAAGAAGTAACAGCTTTGCCCTCCGAGGAGGATAACCTAGCGGTGAACCAAGTGAGTAAGAACACCTAACCTGTAACCCCCACTCTGGGAGTTGCTACTAAGTAAACTAACTCAAAAAAGAAATAATATAATGGCTAATACAAGTCCGTCCCGCTTGGGACAAGTAAATGCTTCGGGAGATGCTAACGCACTCTTCCTGAAAGTATTCTCAGGAGAAATCCTGACTACTTTCGAGGAGCAAAACATCATGAAAGACCTGCACATGGTTCGCACCATCTCGTCTGGTAAAACAGCTCAGTTCCCTGTCACAGGTGTTGCTGAAGCTAAATACCACACAGTCGGTGAAGACATCGTGGACAGCTCTAACAGCTACCTATCCAACATCAAGCACGCTGAGCGCACCATCAACATTGATGACGTTCTGATTGCTTCGACATTCATCGCCAATATCGATGAGCTCAAGAACCACTACGACGTCCGTAGCATCTATGCTAAGGAACTCGGTAAGGCTCTTGCTAAGCGCTTCGACATCGCAACAATGAAGACTCTCTTCGCTGCTGCTGGTGGTGCATCCGAAATCGGTGGCAACGGCGGTACAAGCATCTCTGGTGCTACTACCACAACTGCTGCTGGTCTTGTTGACTCGCTATACGCTGTGGCTCGCTCGCTTGACGAGAAAGACGCTCCTGAAGAAGGTCGTTTTGCTGTTCTCTCTCCAAGCCAATACTACACTCTCCTCACTGCTGACAATGTTGCGATCAATCGTGACACAGGTGGTGTTGGTGATGTTTCAACAGGTAAGATTGCTCAAGTTGCTGGTATCAGCCTCTTCAAGAGCAACCATCTCGACAGCATCATTGCTGGTGGTGATGACTCTGCTGTAGCTACTGGTGATGGCGCATCTAACAATGATGTGTTCGGTGCTGGTGGCTCTGGCTACAACGGTAACTTCTCCGCTCTTAGCGGCGCATCATCTGCCAAGGGATTCCTTGCAGGTACTAAGGAAGCTATCGGTACGGTTAAGTTGCTCGACCTCGCTACAGAGTCCGAGTACCAAATCCAACGCCAAGGTACACTGTTCGTTGCTAAATATGCAATGGGACATGGTGCTCTTCGCCCAGAATGTGCTGTGAAGGTTCTTCCTGCATAAGTAACTAATTCTTAATCTGAGACCCCTTGGGCAATCCCCTTGGGGTCTCTTTTTAACCCCTAACTTAAAAAAATATTATGGCAGATTTTACAACTGGCTCTGACACAGTCAACAACCCAGAAAACTGGTTTACTGGCTCAAACAATGTTCCAAGCTATTCATATACCGCAGGAACAGATGTTCTTACGTTTGACCTTTCTCCTCTTTTATCATCTATAGGCGTAGGTGATAATGATTTACTTGCAACAACTGGAGACGTTCGTTCTGTTTACCTAACGGTAGCAGAGGCACTGTTTGCCGCTTATGATGCAACGGATGATGCAAGCGCAACAACTTCAAATCGACTTAAAATGACACGAAGTCGTGCAGTAGATAGCACCAACAACATTCGTTACTCAACTTACACGATCCACATTCAAGAAGACGGAACAGGAACCGCTGAGTCATTTTCCTCCACAGGCGTTCGCGCTGAGTAACCTTAAAAAGATAAATAATGCCTACAACTACAATCTCTACGACTCTACTTGAGTCTGTAAATATCGTCCTTGCTAACCTTGGCGAGTCACCAGTAAACACTCTTTCTGGTGGCGCGCTCCCACAGCAAGTGTCGCTGGCGTTAAACACCATTGAAGAAGTAAGCACTGACATCCAGTCTAAAGGCTGGTGGTTCAATCAACAAACAGCAAGCGCCTACAGCACTACTGCCAATGTTGTTATCTATCCGAGCAACACTGCTAATGATTGGGGTTCCTCCATCCCAGAGGAAGCACGCCGTTACATTACAATCCGTGCTTCTCGTATTGCACAGACCCGTCTAATTGGTTCTGAAGAGTTACAGAAGTTCAGCTATAATGAGGAGCTAGTTAGTCTAGCTATCCTACAACAAGCCCATGTCCGCAACTCTGGCGGTGTCCTAGACTTCAATGATTTCCCAGCGGAACTCAGAGGTCTTGGGATGGACGAGGTTATGTTCCTCCAAGGGAACGTAGAGGAGAAGATAGGAACCCTACGTCTCGGTGGTGAACTTGCTAACATAGCGAAGACTAAAGCTGAAACATCCCTCATAGCCGACCAAGAGGCATTAATTACTCAGCAAGCGCTCACAGAGGCTCAGAATACTAATCTGGTAACTCAAAACGCTATCAAGGTAGCTGCTGAGGCTGGAGTGGTTACGTCCCAGCAAGCCCTAATTGCTCAACAGGTTCTAGATGTAGTTGCAGACACAGCCCTAAAGACCAAGCAAGGGACGAAGATTGATGAGGAAGTAGACCTACTCCAAACTCAAGACCTCCTTACAGACGCTCAGAAAGCCACAGAGCTACAGAACGCTATTAAGGTAGCCGCTGAAGCTGGTTTAGTTACCTCACAGCAAGCACTGGTAGCACAGCAGGTACTTGATACCGTTGCTGACACAGCTATTAAAGGCTCGCAGAAGCTCAAGATAGACGAAGAAACACTTCTTGTAACGGAACAGAAAACTCTAGTTACTAAGCAAGCTCTTACTGAAGTACAAAATGCTATTAAGGTCTCTGCTGACTCTGGTCTAATCACCGCACAGCAAGCGTTGGTTAGCCAACAAGTTCTTGATGCAGCAGCTGACATAGCCCTCAAAGGCAAGCAAGGCTCTCTAGTAGATACTCAGGCTTTAGACGTTGCCGCAGACACAGCCCTGAAGAGTAAACAAGGCGAACTTGTAGACGCGCAGGCTACCACCGAAGCACAAAATGCTATTAAGGTAGCTGTAGATGCAGGGTTAGTCACCACACAACAAGCGCTAGTTGCTCAGCAAGTCCTAGAGTCAGTAGCGAATGTAAGTAACATTACAGCAGACGTAGCCCTTAAAGGAAAACAAAGTACTCTTGTTGAGAAACAAGCTTTAGATGTAGAAGCAGATACCTCACTGAAAGGTAAACAAGGTATTAAGCTTGATGCCGATACGGGATTAACAACTCAGCAACAAGCACTGACCGCACAGCAAACTCTAGACGTTGTAGCTGATACTGAACTTAAAGGTAAACAAGGGTCAGCTATTGATGCAGACACAGCCCTAAAGACTTCTCAAAAGACCCAGCTAGATGCCCAGACTGCTATCGAAGCAACAGCCGAGAAAGCTTTCTTTGATGCTGGTGGAGTAGATATTGGTGGTTCAATTAAAACCTACCGAGACTTTGCCGCAGAGATGCGTATCATGGGTTTCCAAGAAGCACAATTTCAAGGGATGCCTGCTTACAAGAAGGTAGAGCTAATTAAGGATGCCAATAAGCTACGCACAGCTACAACAGCCACAGAGACAGGCTCAGACGCCAAAGAAATCACTGAGGTCAACAAGGTGATGCGCTTTATAGGTGAGCCTCCAGTGACAGCTCTCAACTCCAACTCCCTAGCTTCTGAGTGTGTTCGCCTACTGCGCGACACAGACACAGAGCTACAAGGACGTGGTTGGTGGTTTAATACTGAGAAGGACGTAGAGTTTACAGCAAATGTCTCAGGACAAATCACAGTACCTACAGATGCCCTTTCAGTAGAGTTAAACGATTATGCAACCCGTATTAAAACAGTAGGTGGAGTTCGTTACCTCTATAACCTCAAAGATAAGTCATACACTTCTTGGAGTGGCACAATCAAAGCCACGGTTATATATGAGCGCACACTAATTGACACTCCTCAGAAGTACCTTGAGTATCTCAGCATCCGCGTAGCTATCCTACTGACAGAACTTTACCCACAAAGCGGTGTAGACATCCAGCGTCTTCCTAAGATGGAGCAGGAGCTAAGGGCTTACTTTAAAGACCGTGAGTTTGACGAAGCTAACTACTCAGTATTTGACAATTATGACGCCGCCTCCAGAATTGGTATCCACCGTAACTACGACCTTACATAATGCCCTTAATCAATACTTCAGTTCCTAACCTCATCCAAGGGGTATCTCAACAACCAGACGCAACACGCTTTGCTGGTCAATGTGAGGAGCAGGAAAACGCTCTTAGCTCTGTTGCGGATGGGCTGAAGAAGCGTCCTAATACTAGGCACATCGCTAGGTTGCTTACGAGTGCTATTGATGAGAATAGCTTTGTTCACTTTATTAATCGGAGTGGCTCTGAGAAGTATGTGGTTATTCATGACGGGATATGTCTTTACGCCTACAATATAACAACAGGTAATGAAGCCACTATACAAGTAGGCACTAACATCTACAAAAAGTCATTTACCTCTGCCGAAGTTACAGCACACAACACCGCTTCTGCAGGAAATACTACGACGTATGTTGCGACAGGTTATCCAGTAAGTAGCACATACCTAGATACAACTAATCCAAGAAACATATTAAAGGCTGTAACTGTTGCTGACTCTTCGTTCTTGTTAAACACTAATCACAGCGTTGAGTCTCAGTCGGTTAACACAGACGAGCTAGAAACCGAAGGTTTAGTTTTCGTTAGTCAAGGGGCTTATGATAAAAGTTATACGATTACTCTAACAGCAAATACCGCTGACACTGGAGGAGTAACTACACCAGCCGTTTTAACGGTGAATATGTCTAGTTATAATTACTCTTACAACACTAGCAGTATTGGTGCGATTAATTACATTAATATGACAAAAAGATACAGAGTAGGAAGCGTCACAGTAAACGAAAAAGGGGCAGGTTACGGGGTAGGAACGGCTACCATACAGCTTCAGTCAACTCATGGGGTTTACAGTCACGCTACTCTCCAAGTAAATATGGAGGCTAATAATAACGGACGTGTAGGCTCTGTATCTGTTGTTAATCGTGGCGACTATGCTGGATACGGAGGTAGTGTAACCACTATTGTTAATACTAACAGCGGTGGCAGGGTAGGCAGTCTGCTTAGTACCACAACCACAAACTCTAACGCACCTACAGTTACAGCAAGTACAAGCACTGGTTCAGGAACAAGTGTATCAAGTTCCGTTACTCATTCCTCTGGCTCCAGTTCATCTGGCACAAATGCGAATACAAATTTAATCGCGGCTGATTTGGTAACGAGGATTAATAACAACACTGTAATAAACAATTACTTTACAGCATCTAGGAGCGGCAGTGTTATAAAGATAGTTGCAGATGTAGCACTCACTTCGATGGCAATATCTACAACCGATTCCTTAGCTGACAGCGGGTTACAGGCAGTACACAAGGAAGTAGATTCAATATCTTCCCTACCTTTCAAATGCTTCAATAACTTTAAAGTAAAGGTAAGAGGAGACGCTGAAATAAGCGCAGACGACTACTATGTTAAGTTTGAAACAGCTAACGGACAGTCTTTTGGTGAAGGAAGCTGGGTAGAGACAGTTGGCTTTGGTATATCTAAAGGAGTTGAACCTACATCAATGCCTTTATTGCTTATAAACGATGCAGTCGATTCTTTTAAACTACAGGACATCTCCCTAAGCGAACGAATTGCGGGGGACGACATAACTAATCCACTCCCCTCCTTTGTCGCTAACAGAATTTCAAATATATTCTTCTTTAAGAATCGCTTGGGTTTTCTTAGCGGAGAAAATGTCATTCTATCTGAAAGTGGACTAGGTGCTGTAGATACTTCTGGAAATCTGGAGTATAACTTTGGACGCACTACAGTAACTACTTTGTTAGACTCCGACCCTATTGACATATCAGTAGCAAGTAGTCGAGTGACTAACCTTAAGTCCGCTAAAGGCTTCCAAGAGAATCTTATTTTATTCTCAGAGAATGGACAGTTCGTTCTCAAGGGTGGCGATGTGTTGACCCCTAAGACAGTCAGCATCACCCCTATTACTAACTTCAGCTTTGAAGACCAAGTAGACCCATTACCATTAGGTTCTTATATTTACTTCCCGTTCACTCGTGGAGCCTTTACGGGGATGAGAGAGTTCACTGTAAATGCCTCTACGGATAATTACGATTCCACTGAGGTTACTGAACACGTTCCCGCTTACATTCCTAGTAACATTATTGATATGGCAGGGACTACCTCCGAGGATATGATTGTGTTACTCAGTGGTGAAGAGAAAGGCTCCCTATATATCTACAATTACTTCTGGAATAATAACCAGAAAGTCCTAAGTGCTTGGTCTAAGTTTACCTTTACAGGGGAGATACGAGGTATTGAGTTCATT